CCCCCCGACGCCCATCTGCAGATGTGACGCAACGCCGGTACCACCAGGCTTCCACCACCTTGCTTAAGGGTGGCAAAAGAATAAGGCGACTGCCTCCCACATTTTATGTTGACCTGTAATGTGGGCTTAACCGCGCAGGGCTTCTTGCGCGGCGGCTGCTGTGGAGGGGCGACAGGTTTGCCCCACTGTTAATCTGCTGCAGCTCACAGTCTTCTCACCACCGCCGTTTCTTGCGATGGCCCCCGCATGCAATGTTATTGCGGACTTGGGGAAGCATTGGTGCACTGAGCACCCATTAATTAAAGTTGTGTGAGCATTGCTCACTGCCAGCTCTTCGGGATGCTGTTTCGATACTGACGATTCTCGTCAAGAAAATAGTCAGGGTGATCAATCCAGATCTCCGCGATGAACTTGTCGTACTCTGGTCTTGTTGTTTGCAGGCCGAACTTCGATAGAACAGCTGCCTCGTCCACTTGAGGCACTGCGTTCCTGAGCTCAATCTTGTGTTCGATGTCACTCATGCATAGGCTGGGCGTGCCCATGGTGCGCATCGAAAGCTCATAATCGACGACCCCGTCGTCCTGCTGTGTCGCGAAGTGTAAGAACTTCTCGCACATTTTGGGGAATTTGCCAGCGAGATCATATGCCCGGGACAGCACTGCCGCGCTCTGCAGTTTTGCTAGTCCTTTGACATCTCCCTCCTTCGCCACGCGTTTTCCCTCTGATGAGCAGCAAAATGGCCAGTTTGTCATCAATCTCGGTATCTCTGGAGCGTATTCGCCGGTGAGGCCGTTCGCGTCCACGAGAAACCATGAGCCCGTGAAGGTGGCACGTTGCGTTGCGTAGATGATCTTCATGTTGAACCCGCAACGGTACCACCGGCTCTCCGAGTCGATGCAAATCGTGCTTTCTGCGGTCACTTCTGGCGCCGTGGAGAGGAGACTGTCGTCGCCTTCACACGAGATCGCCAGGTACCGCTTCTCGTTGTTCCTGTCCTTGCCCCAGCGTTGCCGTGGATCCAAGAACTTGTACGCACATTCAGGTGGAAAAAGCACGCTGATCCATGTGGTAAAGTTCATCCACCAATTGAGGCAACTGGTGCCTCGTTCGCCGGAACGTCGGACTGCTTCGAGCGTTAGCACGTATGGCTCGTCCTCGCATTTGAGGTCGAAGAATACCCTGATCTTCTTCTTTGTGGTCACCTTTTGATATGCCTGTAGCCAACCGGCAGGGCAAAGGGCACATGAAACCAGGGTTTCGACGATGTGTCGCAGGATGGTGTTCTCAACCACCTGCCTCATGGGGTGCGTGTTCGTAAAGTCCCATGCGCTACCATCTCCTTCTATAACCGATACTTTCCTGTCGGTGCGTCGATGCATCTTGCATGCTCTGACGCGTGACTCGTCGCGGTCACAATGTTTGGTTGAGCGCTCTTCCATGTGGTGGAACAGTAGATCCTCGAAGCACTTCACAGCTAGGAGGGCCATGACTTGGCCCTCGTCGCCATCCGCGATCAGGATCCGAGGGGCCTTCCCCTCTTGCATCTGCTCCAATTTGATGGAACCTTTGAACCTGAAGTAAGGGTCGCACTCGTCATAGAGCCGCTTGAGCGCTGACTCCATGCGTTTCTCTGACCACTTCTTCGACTTCACATCAGTGAACCACTGATGGTCCGCAGCCCACTCTTGAATTTTGTGCTTGGAAAAGATCGCCCACTGGTCGAACTTCTTGTTGGAACAAGTAGCATGTTCTACTACCGACTTGATACTCGTCACAACTTCTTCGGGCAATCCAGGCTCTCCGTTTTGTCCAGGCACTCGCTGCTTGTCTGTGATGCGTTTCTCCTCCGCCTCCTCAACTGTGTACTTGTCGATCGCAAAAACGTTGGGGACCTTCATCATTGGTCCGACAACGCAGCCTACCACCTGATCGGTGGCCACGGCCTCTTTCTTTTCGCCATTGAGTCGGAAACTCTGTCCGCGAATTGCGATGACTCCTTGGTTGAGCCAGAAGCGGGAGGACCCAAATTCGCCAGCAAGTGAAGACTTTGCTGGCTCTGCGCGACGCAGACCCATCTCTTGTGACACGTCCACATTGTGTGGATTTCGCGATGAAATAGGTCCGATGCGGCGGTGTTCAGTGTCTTGCATGTCATTGCCAGTTTTGCTGGCATCTCCATCACCGCCTCCATCAGCACTTTTAGCGTTCGCATCCGCTTCTCCCTTTGGCGCTTCCAACTCCGCAGGCTTGTCGGCAATGGCGAAAAGGCTGGGGGTATCCGCGTAAAAGCGAGTGTGCGTCCTGGGTAGAAGTACCGGTACTCTCGGTTCAGTTTCGAAAAGCCATCGAAACAGAGAGTTCGGTTCTTCAGGTACTGACTGTAGGAACATAATATACGCCAACAACCCCGTCCGGCGCAACGCGAGATGATCGCGAGAATCGCCGGGCCACACGTTGTTAGCATGTGATACCAGAACCTGTGCTGTTTTTGCGTCCAATTCTTGGGTTTGCATCTTTGGTAGGATAGCTCTGTCCATGGCTTCAATTTCCTTCGGAGTGTAGGAGACAGCGTGCTGCTGAGACGCGAAGCCGACGCACCATTTGAAGAAGTCAACCACCCATACTCCAGAGGGGCAGGGTTCCCACCACGACACGGTGAGCTGAGCTTCAGGTACGCCAGGTCTGTCAGCAGCCACATCTCTAATCCACTGTTCATGACGAGCATATCTCTTGCCAAAGTACTTGCGGCTGGCAAGCATGAGTTGAAGTAGCAAGCGCGATGAAGTAGAAACCTCAAACGCACCCAGATCTTACTCAAGGATCTGCAATCCGAAAACCTGTCTCAAGTGGGGTCACTTGAGCCAAA